ATATAGAAGTAGAAAATTATATTTATATTGTGGAGAAAGGATTTTTACTTATTTTTGTAATATGAATCAATATAGTGAGGTATTTACAGTTCAGTATGGTTTATTTTATGATAAATGGGTAACTGTTAGTGTAGAAAAATTAGAAGATATTTATACAAGAGGTACTTATACTATTAAAGTTAGGAGAAATGATTTTCCAAATCTTTTTAAAGTTTATAATGATGCTGGTAAAATGGTTTATAATAATTATATTTATACAATAAGTGACTATATAAAAATGAAGAAGAAACTTAAATGGAAATAAAAGATGAAAATAGAATATAAAATAGATTTTGAAGTATATACTTATAATCAAGAAAAATTACATGAAGCTTTTAAAAATGATAATAATCTTTTTAAATTTAAAGTAAACGGTGAAGAATTTCCTATGGCTGGAAATTATTTTAAAGGTTTAATATTAGAAACTGATATTTCTGATAATACTTTTAAAATTTCAGATTTAATAGATGACGCTATAGAAAAATTATCTGATACAGAAGGATTAGTACTTAATAGTATTAAAATACATCCAAACTTTAAAATAATTAGTTTGTAATGGAAATAAAAAATGAAATTAAACAATTAGCTATTAAACATAATCTAACTCAAAGTGATATTAAAAAGATTTGGCAATCACAGTTTAAATATGTAACACATATTATAAGTTTAGATTATAATACTAAAGAAATTGATAAAAGAAGAAGTATTAAATTGAGAGGATTTGGTACTTTTGAATTTTCTAAATATAGAGCAGAAAGATTAACAAAACTAAAACAATTAAAAGATGACAGACAAAGAAACATGGGTAAAGAGATTGCCTAAAATTGATACAGAAATCTCATTAGTAGATATGTGTAACAATACTATTCAAACTTGTAATATAATAGATAATGAAGAATTAGCTGTTTATAAAACAATTAAAGCTCATGCTGAAAGTATTCTTCTTAGAACTATTGAACAATTAGACAAAGTTACTAATCCTGTCAATTACAATGAGCATACTAGTTTTAAAAATGAAGATTTTGAAGTAGATAGACCTAAAAGACCACGAATCTAATGACTCAATTTAAAAGATTATATTTTGATATTGAAGTAAGTCCTAACATAGGATTTTTCTGGCAACCGGGTTATAAACTACAAATTCCTCATGACAATATTATAAAAGAAAGAGCTGTAATATGTGTATGTTATAAATGGGAACATGAAAAAGAAGTACATTCTTTAGAATGGAAAAAAGGAGATGATAAGCAATTGCTTATTAAATTTCTTAAAGTTCTTAATGAAGCTGATGAAGTAGTAGGTCAAAATTCAGATAACTTTGATGTTAAATGGTTAAGAACTAGATGTTTATATCATAATATAGAAATGATGCCTACATATTCTTCTGTTGATACTTATAAATTAGCTAAACAGTATTTTAGATTTAATTCTAATAAATTAGATTATATGTCTTCTTTCTTAGGATATGGAAATAAAATACATACTGAATATAATCTTTGGAGAAAAATAGTTTTAGATAATGACCCTAAAGCTATGCAGTCCATGGTTAAATATTGTAAAAAAGATGTTCTTTTAACTGAAAAAGTTCATCAAGCAATGAAAAATTACACTAAACATAAGACTCATGTAGGTGTAGTAAAAGGAGAAACTAAAATAGATTGTCCTGAATGTGGATCTGACCATATACAATCTAGAGGTTATAGTATAACAGCAGCTGGTACAAAGTTTAAAAGATGTCAATGCCAAAGTTGTGGTAAATGGTATCAAGTTAATCTTAATGTTTATAACAAAGCAATATCAATTAAAAATAATAAAGCAATAGTATGAAATTTGTAACCTTACCAATATTATGTGAACTTGAAGATGAAGATACTTCTTATAATGATTTGTTAGATGAGCTTAATCTTCAAGGAGATAAAGAAAGATTCTGGAAAGATATTTGTTTTAATAAAAAAATATTAGAAGAAGAAATGCTTTCTATTGAACCTAGAAAAAACAATGATGAAAATTCGTTAATGACTTTTTATGGAGGTTCAACTTTAATTGTAGATTTGAATCTTAAAGAGTTAAAAGATGTTTTAAATGATACCATCTAAATTTAAAATACTAGGACATGAAATTGAAGTAGTAATAGATAATGTCTATTGCCATCATCATGAATGTCAAGGTAGATTTTTAGAATGGGATAATAAAATAATATTAGCCGATAGATTTAAAACAGCTAGAAGCTGGAGAAAATATAAAAAATCTGTTGTTGAGCATACCTTCTATCATGAATTAGCTCATTGTTTATTATACTATACTGGAAACAAAATATGGTTAAATGAACAATTAGTTGATACAGTAGGAGGTTTGCTGCATCAATATAATTTGACAAAAGAATGAAATTATTAGCAGTAGATAAAGAATTTAATGTGGAAATAGAACCACATTGTTATGAAATAGAGGAATTTAAGAATGTTATTAAAAGAATTAAAAAGACTCGAGGTGATACTGACGGAAGAAAGAAAGAATTGGCTAAAAAAGAACTTGCCTATATTTATCACATGGCTTCTAATGATTCTATTTATGCTAATTTTTCGGAACGAGATAGGCATTTTAATCTTTTAAATGATGTATTTGGAGATTCAAGTTATAAAATAGATGCTGAAGTTAAATTAGCAATAGAAAAATATAAAGAATTAAATATTACTCCTGCTCTTAAACTAATTGTAACACTTACAGAAACTCTTCATAAAACTGATAAGATTATTAAAGCAATTATTGAACAACTTGAAGAAAATTTAGAAAATAATACTCATAAACAACAATATGTTAAAATGGGTAATGCTGTTAAAACTGGTGTTCAAATAACTGTTGATGATATTAACTGTTTAATGGATGTTGGTAAAAGAGTACCTTTAATGTTAACTGAATTAGAAGGATTACAGAAAAAAGTAGAAAAAGAAAAAGAAGAAAAGGCTTCAAGAATAAAAGGTAAACTTGAAGTTAGTAATAGAGAAAGATAATGTTAGATATAGGAATTTATGGTATTAATACTGACGAGTTCAGAAAACCAGCAATTGAATTTTTAAAATATGGTAGATATATTGGTGCTGAAAAGAACAGTAGAGAATATAATAGCTATTGGGATGAACAAGAATACTATTGTAAAAATGGTTATTCTGTTGGAGGTGTAAAAATAACTGGAGAACACTATTTTTATCTGAATTTTTGTCAGATAGTACTTAAAAGAGATGTACTTGGTGAAACAACTAAGTCAAATAAAATTAAACAAACAAAATTATTAACATTTCCTGATTTCTGGGATAGTGATTGGTATTATTTTACTGAATGTGAAGCTGCTAAAAATGAAGGTCAACATGTCATAGTACTTAAACCTAGACGTAGAGGTTACTCATTTAAAAATGCAGCTAAAACTGCTTATAATTATAGCTTTTTTAGAAATTCAACTTCACTTATTATAGCAGAACAGTCTGGTTATGCTGAAGAAACCTTGTTAATGGCTGCTTCTTACCTTGATTTCTTAATTAAACATACTGATTTTGGTAAATCTAGGATAGTAGATAAGCCTAGAAGTCACTTAGAATCAGGATTTAACGAAATATTACCTGATGGACGAAGAGTAATTTCTGGTTATAGGTCTAAAATCTTATCTTTAACTTCTAAAAACAATCCAGACGTAGCAAGGGGTAAAGATGCTAACGTAATTCTTTTTGAAGAAGCAGGTTCTTTTACTAATTTAAAATCTACTTATCTAGCTACACTCCCAACTGTACAAGCAGGAACCGGGGTATCAGGACAAATCTTTTGTTATGGAACTGGAGGAGATTTTAGTGGTGGTATTGTAGACTTTGAAGATATGTTCTATAATCCTGAGCCTTATAACTTTAGATCTTTTGATAATTCTTGGGAAGAAGGAATGTCAGGAACTAAAATAGGTTATTTTTTACCAGATTATTATTCAAAAGATGGTTTTATAGATAATAACGGTAATTCTAAAACTAAAGAAGCATTAGCTTTTATTGAAGCTGAAGTAGAAAGAGTTAAAAGAACTTCTAAAGATTCTAATACTATTGATAAGGTATTAAGTGAAAATCCTAGAAAACCATCTGAAGCTTTTATTAAATCTTCAAGTAATATTTTTCCTAAAGCTGAAATACAATCTCAAATTAATAGAATTAAATCAGAAAGAGCACTTCAGTTTTTAGGTACAACAGGTAGATTAGTAGTAAATTCTGCTAATATACTTGAATGGCAACCCACAACCGATGTTAAACCTATTTTAAATTTTCCTGTTAAAAAAGATGTAGACGGAGAAGGCTGTATAATTGTTTACCAACCTCCTTACAAGAATGGAAACGAAACTCCACCTGATTTATACTTTATTTGTCATGACCCTTATGCTACTGATAATGAGAATGGTCAATCTTTAGGAGCTTGTTTTGTTCTTAAAAGAATTAATAATTTTAGTAAACCTTATGATTTAATTGTAGCTGAATATGTAGCTAGACCTAAATCACAAGATGAATATAATTATAATCTTTTTAATTTAGCTAAGTATTATAATGCTAAAATTGTATTTGAAAATGATAGGGGAAATGTTATAGAATATGCTAGAAGAACTCATCAATTAGGATGGCTTCAAGAAGAACTAGATATATTTGATAAAGATGGTGGATTAAAAGGTAAATTAAATAGAAAGTATGGATACTCAATGTCTAATAAAGAACTTAAAAGACAATGTGCTTTATATTTTAGAGATTGGTTACTTACTGAGAGAGAAAAAGATGTAAATGGAAATGTAGAATTAAAACTACATAAAATTTATTCTATTCCTTTATTAGATGAAATTCTTAAATTTAATTATGAAGGAAACTTTGATAGAGTCCTTAGTTTATTTGGAGCTATGCTTTATAAACAACAATTAAATTTAAAAGCACCTCCTGAACAAGAAGACAAGTATATATACAATGATGAGTTCTTTAATAGATTCAAATTTGTTAATAATCAAAACTTATATTAGATTTGTAACTAAAATATTTAAAAATGAGTGAAGTTCAATATATTTCTGATATACCAAATCAGAACATAAGTTATGCTGCTAAAATAAAAGATGATTATGATTGGGGTAGGAAGACTATGCTTGCTTATATCCAAAGATCTTCATTTTCTACTAACACTTATAAAATGTGGTTAAAGAAACTATATGACTATTATAATGGACATATAGATATTGAAGACTACAAATTAGTAACAGCTCCTTTTGGTAAAGAAATAGAAGGAGATTGGGCTGATGTTAAAAATTATCCTATTATTAAACCTAAAGTAGATTTATTAAGAGGAGAATTTAGCAAAAGACCTAAAGATATGACAGTATATGTTGTTAATGATGATGTTAACAACAAAATGTTAGAAGAATTAAACAAACAAATTAACGATAACCTTGAACAACAATTTATAAATACTCTTAATGAAGCAGGTGTAGATACAGGTATTCCTTCTCAAGAAGTGCCTACTCCAGAATATATTAAAGAACAATTTGAATCAAGTTATAGAGATAAAAGAGCTATTGTAGGTCAACATGCTATTAATTTTATTAGTCAATATAATAAATTAGATGAAGTTTTTGACATTGCTTGGTTTGATTGGATGGTTACTGGAGAAGTATATACTCGTAAAGGTGTTGAACATAATGAAGTATTTGAAGAGGTTGTAAATCCTTTAGATATTGATTATGATAAAGATCCTGATTTACAGTTTATTGAAGATGGAGATTGGGTAGTTAGAAGAAAGTATATGTTACCTTCTTCTATTATAGATATTTTCTATGATGATTTAACAATGGATGAAATAAATCAAATAGAAACTTTAGCTATTCAAGGTCCAGCTTTTTCAACTACATCACCTTTTCTTTATGATAGAACAGTTCCTTTTAAAGCTTATTCTAGGTTAATTGAAGTTCTTCATGTAGAATGGAAGAGTAAAAAGAAAATTGGTATTGTAGATTTTGTAGATGAAATGGGTCAACCTCAATCTTTAGAAGTTACTGAAGATTATACAAAAACAGAAGGTCAAACTCTTAAATGGTATTGGGTAAATGAAGTATGGGAAGGTTATAGAATAGGTACTACTTTATATAAAAGAATTAGAGCTTTAGAAAACCAAAGAAATTCTATAGATAATCCTTCTAAATGTAAACTATCTTATAATGGTAGGGTATTCTCTAATAGAAATTCAAGAAATATATCAATGGTTACTTTAGGTATTCCATATCAAGTTCTTTATAATGCTACTATGCACAGGTTAAAACTGGCTATGGCTAAAATGAAAGATGATATGGTTATTTTAGATATTAATCTAAAACCTAAAAACTGGGATATAGATAAATGGTTATTAATGGCTGATCAAACTTCTATTATGTTTGCTGATTATGCAAAAGAAGGAGTTAATAGAAGTAATAATACTCAATCTAGATTACAAATAGCATCTTCAACTATCCAAGCTTATATAGAATTACTTAAATTTATTAAACAAGAATGGGATGAAGTATGTGGTATTACTAAACAAAGAGAAGGACAAATAACTTCTTCTGAAACTGTAGGTGGAGTAGAAAGAGCTGTAGTTCAATCTTCTCTTATTACTGAAGTTTACTTTGCTTATTTTGATCAATTTAAAGAAAGAGAATATCAAGGATTACTTGATTGGTCTAAATTAGCTTGGATTAATGGTAAGAAAACTAGCTTTGTAATGCCAGAAACGGCTAAGACTATATATATAGATATAGATGGAGTAGAACATTCTGAATCGGAATATGGAATATTTGTTACTAAATCTAGTAAACTACAAGAAAAAATTAAAATGGTTCAGTCTATAGCTCAACCATTAGCACAAAACGGAACCCCAGGATCAACAATAGTTGAAATACTTGAATCTGATAATCTTGCCGATATTAAGATGAAGCTAAGAGCAGCTGAAGTTAAAATGCAAGAATATTCTCAAATGAAAGAAAAAGCTCAACAAGAACATGAGCAACAAGTAGTTCAAATGCAAAGTCAACAAGCAGATAGAAATCAACAATATATTCTTGAGCAAATTGATAGAAAAGGTGAATGGGATATGAGAAAAACAGAACTTACTGCTTTGGGTATGGATGAAGGAGATGATAATGCAGCTATTCAAAAAGCTATGATTGATGCAGGTCTTAAAGAAAAAGAACTTCAAATTAAAAATAGAGAGATAGATGCTAATCAACTTAATGATGATAAACGAATGGCTCATGAATCAAGAATGAAACAAGAAGAAGTTAAAATTAAAGAAAAAGAAATGGCAAATAAATTAGCTATTGCTAAATCAAAACCAAAACCAGGCACAAAGTGATATAAATAATGACTCAATTAAAAAGTAATTGAATAGTATAGAAATAAATTTAATAAATATTAATTTTGAATAGAAAATGAAAGATGAAAGTAAAGGAATATCAGCTCCTGACTCAATGGTAGAAGGACTTGATGATGTTTTAAATAATGTACCTAATATTGTTCCTGTTGAACAAGAACAATTAGGAGATTCAACAGAAACAGAAGAAGAAACAACCGAAACAGAAACTAAAAAAAGAGGTAGACCTGCTAAACAAAAAGAAGAAGTTAAAGCAGAAAAACCTGAAGAAAAAGAATCTGTTAAAGAAGATTTTAAAAATGAAGAAGAACCTGAAGAAAGTTCAGAAGAATCATTAATCAAAACAATAGCTAGTAAATTAGGTATTGAATTAGGAGAAGATGATGAGTTTGAAGATTCTGAAGAAGGTTTAATTGCTTTTACTGAACGTGCAGGTAAAGAATTTGCCGATCAACAATTAAACAGTTTCTTTGAAGAACATCCTGATTTAGGAGAAATTTTTGATTATGTAATGTTAGGTGGTAATGTAGAAGATTATTACAAAGCTATAACACCTGAAATAGATTACAAATCAATAGATATTGAAAATGAAGCTGTACAAAAATCTGTTTTAAAAACTCTTTATAGAAATAATGGGTATTCAGATGAACAGATTACAAAAAAACTTGATAAATTTGAAATAGCTGGTATATTAAAAGAAGAAGCAGAAGAAGCTTCAGTATTATTAGCTAAATCTCAAGAAAAAGAAAAAAGTGTTCTAATAGAAAACCAACGTAGAGAAGCTGAAGCGTCTAGACAACGACAAGCTAGGATATGGGGAGAAATGGAACAAATAGTTAAAAATCGTAAAGTACAAGATTTTGAGATACCTGTATCTGAAATTCAATCTACTTTAGATTATATGAAAAAACCTGTTAAAAACGGAATGAGTCAATGGCAAATTGATCAAAACGATTTAACACTTGAAGATAGAGCTGCTTTAGCTTTCTTTATGAAAAATAAAGGTAAACTAGGTAAGTATATCAATCAAGCTGCAACAACTCAAAGAGTTTCAACTCTAAGAAGTAAGTTGACAGGAGGTAAAACATCAATGAAAAGTGGAATAGGTAATGAAGGAATTAATACTAATGATGACGTATTATTTGATGAAAGACCTACTAAAAAATAAAACTTTTAAAAACAAATATAAATAAACATGGCTCAATTAGTATTCGACCAACAATGGAACGAACAAATGAAAACCAACGATACGTCTTTAGCAAAGATGTTGATGTTGAAACCTGACCAATTATCTCCAGTATTAACATATCTTATGGGAGATGAAAGTCAAAGATTTCCTCTCATGTACCTTTCTGAAGGTATGAAAGCAATGAAAGAAATAGAAGGTGATGAGTATGAATATGACGTAATCGGTCGTCTATTCAAAGCTATTCCTTTAGCTGTAACTGTAACAACTGCAAATGCTGGTATCGGTTATTCTACTTTTACTATTCAATTTCAAGAAAAATTATTTCCTAAAGATTACACAATCTTAACTCCTAATGGTTATCAATTAACAGTAGTAGGTGAACCAACCCAAACTAATGGTTTGTGGAGCTTCCCTGTAAAATTAGTTGCTAAAAACAGTTCACAATTTTTACCTGCTTCTGAATTAACTGCTGGTAATTTGTTCTCATTAGGTTGGGCAGCTGTAGCATCATTTGGTTCAACTGGTAATGAGTCAGTTTCTACTGCTCCTTACAAAGTGAGAGGTGATATTACTACTCTTCGTAAATCTTACAAATGGGAAGGTAATGTAAAATACCGTTCTACTGTAACTGTAAAACTTCCTACTCAAGGTGGTGGAGAAAAATCATTATGGTGGCCTTTTGAAGAATACCAACACAACTTGTCATTCCGTCAAGAATGTGAAACTAACTATTGGTATTCAACTTCAAATCGTGATGCTTCAGGTATCATTAATGAAAGAGATGTTAACGGTAATCCTATTGTTCGTGGTTCAGGTATTCTTGAGCAAATAATGAACAAAGATACTTTTGGTACTTTGACAGTAGATAAAATTCATCAAACAATTCGTAGTACTTTCTACGGTATGTCTGATGCTTCTAATAAAGTTGTAACAATCTTTACTGGTATTGGTGGTCGTCAAGAATTTGATGATGCTATGAAAGCAGATTTATCAGCTAGAAATTACATCAAATTAACTGATGCTCAATTTGTTACTGGTTCTGGTTACTCATTAGCTTTAGGTGGATATTTTGATATGTACCAACACGTTGATGGTTACAAAATTATAATCAAAACTGCATCTATTTTTGATAATGGACCACAAGCTTTAGCATCTCCTAGACATCCTAAAACTGGTTTACCATTAGAATCTCATAGATTAGTATTTGTTGATACATCTACTTATAATGGTGAAAACAACCTTGTAATGGTAACTAAAAAAGGCCGTTCAATGGTAAGAGCAGTTGTTAAAGGTATGAATGAAGTATCAGCTAATTTAACTGGTAATGATTCAATTGCAACTGATAAAGATGCAAGTTCAATTCACTTCATGAAAGCAGGTCAAGTAGTTCTTAGACGTTTCAATACTTCTATCGACCTACGTTGTGTAGCTGGATTGTAGTATAAAATTTAAACTAGGAGTAGAAATACTCCTAGTTTTATATTGAGTTGTAGTGTTAATGGCAGCACAAAATACAATGGAGTATTTTAGCTGGGGTTCGATTCCCTGCCCTCAACAAACTTAGAAAAAAAGAAAAAAAAGATGATTAAGATTCAACGAAAAGAGTACAAACGACATGGATTTGCTAAACAATTAGCATCAGAGTCGGTAGCAATTATTGGTTCATACATGACTAAAACAGGTCAATCAGGATGTGGACTATCATTGGAAGAAAAGAAAAAATGGTTACCTTTAATTTTAGCTATTGATAGTAAAGATATAGCTTTTTTAAAAGAGGTAAATAAGTACTTTGACACTATGTCCATTAATGTTCCTTATGAAGGAGTTAATTTAGATGAAACTTTAGATGAATTAGGAGAACCTAATAATTTAGAAGATTTTATTAAATATAGATTCATTCTAGGCCATCCGTATGTAGCTAAAGATCCTCAAGCTGCTGAAGCTGATGAAAAGAAACTATTTTATATAGAAAATGCTGAAGCTGAACTTCAAGCTAAATCTAAGAAAATTGGTAAATCTACTAAAGCTTATATTGAGTTAGGTAAATTAATTGAAAATGAAGTTAAAATAGATTGGATACTTAGAGCATTATCTGTTAAGCATACTAACATTGGTTCTATTGATAAAATAGCTTCAATGAAAAAAGCTGAAAAAGAAGTAGCTTTAGAAGAAATTATTAAAAAAGATCCAGATTTCTTTATTACTTTATCTTCAGATGATACTTTAGAACACAGAGCTGAAATAGCTTCTATGGTTGAAGCAGGAATTTTCCAAAGAGTAGGAAATGATTATATTAATGGTACAGAAAATTTAGGAGATATAAATGCTGTAATAGCTTTCTTTAAAAATCCTAATGAATCTGAAAAAGTAGTAATATTAAAAGCTAAACTTAAACAGTTTGGTAAAGAACTTAAAAGAGAAGCTAAAGAAGAAATAAAAACTAAAAAAATAAAAGAATAGGGTCAAACCTATTCTTTTTATAAAATTATGAGTAATATAAAAGAATGGCATATATTGTTGGACCAAGAATTAAATAAAGTAAATTCTGCTTTATATGATATTCTGACGCCTCAAGAAAAAGACATAGCTTTTAATAAAAATATTGAAAAGTTTGTTAAACAGAGATATGGTGCTCATTCTAATGCTAAACAAAAAGGTTTTGAACAATCTCAAAAAAGAATAGATGATCTAAGAGAATTGGTTAAAATTAATTATAGTTTAGCTGCTTATAAACCTAGTTTTGATGATATTGATTTTAATTCAATGGTAAAATCAGAACTTCCTTCTGATTATTGTTTATCAGTAGCATCAAGAAGTCAAATTAGTTATGTTGATTGTGGAACTTTTACTTAT